TTTCCGATGTTGGAGCGGTGTTATTGGGACAATGGCGCGATAAAGTTGAATATCCGCAGTTACGCAGGCAGGCGGAAATGCAATATTCAAGATTCCACCCCAATGTTGTGCTGATCGAAGATAAGGATTCCGGGAAAGCACTGATACAAGCGTTGCGTCAGGAAACTACGATGCCGGTCCTGGGGATCATCCCAGATGTGGACAAAGTTATTCGGGCGCAGGCCGTCTCTCCGATGCAGGAGAGTGGCCGGGCCTGGCTGCCGGATCCAACAGATCCTAAACATCCGGAGAATTCATGGGTGGTTGATTTTGTAGATAATTGCACGACATTTCCAAATTCCTTCTTTAAGGATGAAATTGATACCATGAGCCAGGCCCTTGCCTATATCATGTTAATGGCCGGCGGCGGGAAGGTCATGTCTTTCGAGCGTCGCAAGTCCAGCCTCTTACTGGAAGATTTCAGGCGACTAATGTGAAATAAACTAAATCCTTGACATATCCACGAACATTCGAGGTAAGCCGATTGTCGGCAAACCAGACATCGGAGCATATGAAAGAAGGGGAAAATTTTTCTAAATAATCGATAAAAATCCTCTGCACAAAATATCGTCGCTTTTTGCCTTAATCTAATTTTTGACATTTAAAATGAACGCCGATATCCAGAAACTTAACACATTGTTAAGGAGTTCTGGATGTCTGACGAAAATATTCTCAAGAAAATCGGCGACGGCATTGTCGATATTGCCCCAACAATCGGTTCAATTTTAACGGCATCGGTTGTCGGCGCTCCCGCCGGAGCAGCGGTCAAGGCCCTCGGAACCCTGGGCAAAGCCCTTGGATTGGGCAGCGAGGCCAAGGCGGAAGATATTCAGAACGCCATCGTCGCTGATCCTGAAGCGCGCCTGAAAATCATGCTCGCGGAGAATAACTTCAACCTCGAAATTCTCAAGCAAGAAACCATCACCCTACAAGCAATCAACGAAACCATGCGCGCGGAAAGCCTTTCGGAGCATTGGCCGCAATATTCATGGCGACCCTTCTGGGGATTCGCCTCCGGCCTGGCATTTTTCTTTGTCTGTGTGCTGGTGTGTCTTCTTTCGTGGCAGGCCGTCTATGGAAAGGACGCCTCGGCCCTTGGAACCATCCCTCTGATTATCGGTGCATTCGCAACCCTGTTTTCCATTCCGGGAGCAATCCTGGGAATTGCTTCATGGAAACGAGGACAGATGCAGATTTCTAAATCATCAAAATATTGTAACTAATTGAGATAATTATTAATTCGATGAAAAGACAGAGTGAAAAGAATAATTTAGCATCAAAGAGCGCGGAAACACAGGTGCTTGCCTATCGCAAACAGCACTACACCTTTACGTCCGCTCTCGGCGCATACAGCATTATCAATTCCCACATGCCTAATCCGGACAGAGTACTGCGAAAACGTGGGCAATCATTGGCCGTCTATCGCGAATTATTATCCGACGCTCATCTGATGGCGACCCTGGACAGCCGCGAATCAGCGACGCTTTCATATGATTGGCGCATTGAGCGAGGCGACTGTCCCTCAAGAATCCATAAAATTATCGAAAAGTGGTTCTTCAGCATCATGGAAAGAAAAATGTGCATCGAGGATCTATCCCGCGATGAACTGACTTCCAATCTCCTTGATGTCATTTACTGGGGATACCAGCCCGCCGAACTGACCTGGGATTACCTGTACGGCATGTGGCTGCCGGTGCAAATCACACCCAAACCGCCGGAATGGTTCATCTGGTACATCAATGAATCCGGCGTTCCGGAGTTGAGATTTTTATCTACGGAAAACCCCATTGACGGCGAGAAGCCGCCGGATCCCTGGACGATGATCTGCCCCCGCATTAAACCGACATACGATAACCCGTATGGCCGGGGCGTTGCTTCGCGATGCTTCTGGCCCATCGTCTTTAAACGAGCCGGCATGGAATTCTGGCTGAACTTCATGGAGCGGTTCGGCACGCCGTGGGTCATGGGAAAAATTGAATCCGGGGCGCCGGACAGCGCCACCATGACGGCATTTGCCGATGATCTGAAGACATTGGTGCAAGACGCGGTGATCGCCGTTGGCGGCAACCGTTCTGTGGAAATTCTCGAATCCAAAAATCAAAACGGCAATAACGAAGGATTCAAAATCCTGTGCGATTTCATGGACTCGCAAATCTCCAAGACGATTTTGGGACACACGCTCGCAACAGATTCCGGCGATAAATCATCCTATGCAGCTACCAAGGGAGCATTGACCGTCCGTAACGACATCCAAAAGCGGGACATCGCTATGGTGCGATCCATTTGGAGCGACATCATCAATTTAATCATGATGCGCAACGGATATATCGAGACCCCTCGCCCGCGTATCACTCCCTTTCAGGCTGATGAAGTGGAAATGGAGCGAGCCACCCGGGATGAAGCTCTGTCCCGCGCCGGTATCCGCTTCAATAAATCCTATTTTATCCGCACTTACCGTCTTGAAGAAGACGACATCAAGGAAGTGATTGACCCGTCGAAGCTGCAAGTAACCGGCACGGAAAACAAACCCAAAGAATCAGATCAACCATTGGTCAACGTGAAGAAAGAGAAAGCAAGGGAGGAATAGCATGGCAGGCGCATGGATAGAAGTATTTAAAGCAGGAAAGCACACTTCCGGCAACGGGATCACGAAGGAATATTCCAAGGATGATCTTGATGCCATTGCATCCGGATACAACGAGAATGAACATAAAGCTCCGCTTGTACTTGGTCATCCCAAAACCAATAGCCCGGCCTATGGATGGACAAAATCACTGAAGCGCGTTGGCGAAAAACTAATCGCCTATGTCGATGAAGTGAGCGCGCCGGTCGTGGAGGCCGTCAAGAACGGACATTACAAGAAAGTCAGCATTGCCCTGTATGGCGACGGCCGGTTGCGCCATATCGGGCTGCTTGGCGCGACGCCGCCCGCCATCAAGGGCCTGGCTGATGTGCAATTCAACGAAGAAGATGAGTTTGAGGAGTATGCGTGGGCGACGGACGAAAGCCGCGTTCCGATCATTGGAAGGGTTCTGTCTGGTATCCGGGATATTCTGGTTGAGAAGTTCGGCTTGGAGATGACTGACAAGTCCATCGACAAGGGCGACATTGACCGGCTGCACGATTATCCATCCACTACATACATCAATGAATCCGAACCCAATGCAAATAACAACTATTCAGAGGAGGAAGGAAAGATGAATGAAGAAATGAAGCAGAAAATCGCTGATTTGGAAGGGAAATTGGCCGCACAGTCCGTCGAATTTTCAGAAAAAATGGGCGAGCTGAAAACTAACCTGACGACCGCCATCGACAGACTGACCAACATGGTCGATGGGCAAATCAAAGCAAGCGAAGCCGCCACACAGGAGGCCGTGCTTAATTCCGCCAAAACCACGTTTGCGTCGTTCTGCGAAGACCAGATCAAAGACGGAAAAGTCCTGCCTGCGGAAAAAGACAGCCTGATGGAAGAATATTCCGAGTTGCTCATCGCCGAGAGAACCCTGACTTTCTCCGAAGGGACTGTCAAGCCTTCCGAGAAAATGAAGATTCGGCTGGCATCGCGCCCGGTAGTTTTCGCAACCGGCAAGAAATCTTTTGCGTCACAGGATCGCGCGGGCTCGAAAAAAGACAATGCCCTGGCTGAATATGGCGAGTTGGATGTGGACCCCCTGTCAATTGAAATTGATTCGGAGATCCGGGCCTACGCTGAAGAACACAAATGCAGTTATGAAGTAGCTGCCGCAGCATATGCGTCTGCATAACCGGAACTTATAACAGTAAAGGAGGAAGGAAAATGGCTTTGCATACTGAAAAACCCGGCATCATCACGACAGGCGTAGCCGGCGCAGCGATTACGAAACGCCGATTCATCGGTTACGACGATAAGGTGATTTCGGTGAAGGGGGCGCTCGCCAAGGGCGTTTCAAGGGACGAGGACACGGACATCGGCAAATCGTTTGCCATTGTCATCGATGGAACAGCATTGGTGGAAGCAGGAGACGCACTTGATCTTGGCGATAAAGTCACCAGCGACGCGTTGGGGAAAGCAGTCGTTGCCGACAAGGGCGAATACATCAACGGGATTGTTATGAGGGCACAGGCTGTCTCCGGTCAGCTAGTTGAAGTCCGTCTTGGCGGGAACATGATCAGCACCGTTCCGACCACGACATCGACCACGACATCGACCACATCGTCTTCGTCAACGACCACCACAACCACCAGCGCATAATAACGAAAAAGGAGGACATAAACCATGCCTAGTTTTTTTGATTCCATTACCGAGGGTGTCAGCGTTCCTTTGACAACTCTCGCATCCGGCTATAAACCGATGGGACTGATCGGGGAGTCCGTCTTTCCCGTAGTTAAATCTATGACCAAAAGCGGCAAAATCCCTATTTTCGGGAAAGACGCTTTTAAGGTTTACGAAACCTTGCGGGCTCGCGGAGCTTTTAGTAACCGGGCAGGCATGACGGCAGATTCATGGATCACGTTTGCTTGCGAGGAACATGATCTGGCAATTCCGCTCGATAAACGTGAACTGGACGAACTGAAAAATATCCCTGGCGACGCAGCTTTGAAGGCGCTTTTCAACTTGCAGGACCGTCAACGCCGCAGAGTCCAGTGGAATTTGAAGCTCGAACTGGAAACGCTGATCGCCACGGAAGTCCAGAACGCATCGAATTATGGCGCGGACAATCAGCTTGCCCTGGCGAACGGCACCTGCTGGTCCGAGGCCGGTTCCGACCCCGTTACGAATATCGAAGATGCCAGAGAGGTTATCCGAGGGAAAATCGGCGTTTATCCGAACACGCTGGTCCTGGGCGCGGATGCCTACGCGCAGCTCAAATTTCACGCTTCCTACACCAATATCCTGAAAAGCACGACCGACAAGGTAGTGCGTCCGGAATTGCTGGCGCAAGTGCATGACCTGAAGCGCGTCATCATCGGTCTTTCAATGGGCCTGAACAATTCGACCAATGCGTTCTATGACCTGTGGAGCGACAACGCGATTCTTTGTTACATCCCCGATACGGTTACGCCGGACATCGACGAACCGTCTTTCGGATACACCATTAAACCGTCGTTTTCCCCGAATCCGTTCCCGTATGTTGATATTTATACGGAAGAAGGCGGCAAGCTGGTCAATGTCCGCTGCACGGATATGTACGACACGAAGATGATTATGGCCGACGCTGGCTACCTCATCTCCAACTGCAAGAAATAAAAGGGCTGCCGGTGGGTCTCGATTTTCGGGGCCTGCCGGCAACTGAAAATCAGGTGATGAAGAATGGCATATTGCACATTGACAGATTTAGAAAAACTGCTCCCGGCTTCCATGTTGATCAATTTATCCAATGACACAACTGGCGCTGTGACAGTCAATCAGGACAATATTGACGAAGCCATCGACCTCGCCGACCGTGAGATCGATGCTTATCTGTCCATTGCCGGTTATGTCGTGCCATTGTCTCCGGTTGCCCCATTGGTTTCTAATTTATCGCAACAAATTGCCATCTGGAAACTGCATTTGCGGAAATATTTCGATTCGAAAGTGTGGAGAGAAGCATATTCAGATTGCATTCGTACTCTGGAAAAAATTGCATCCGGAAAACTGACGCTTGGGCAAGAAGACATTTCCGTTTCGCAAGCTGCAAATACTGGACATGTTGTCAGTTCGCGAACACAGAAATTCACTGAAGACTACATGGAGACATTCTAATGGTTGAAAGAGGACAAACCATCTCTGCGCTATGCGATCATTTGCGTGCCCATGTGCCTGATTTGAAATTGGTGAAGCCGTATCACGGGGAATTGGATCGATACAGCAAGAAGATGCAACTTGAATCGGAAACATTTCCGGCAATGGTGAACCTGACCACGCCGTTTGCTCTGATTATCTCCAAGAGTCGGACCAGAATGGAAAACCAGGGTACATCGGTGAAATGGCGTCATGATCTGTCGATTTATATTGGAACGGCCAATATGCACGATTTCAATAATATTAATGTGCCGGAAATTTTTTCATTAATGGAGCAAGTGACCAATGCTTTGCAAGGGACTGTCCTTGTCAAAGGAGCTGGTGCGTTAAGCGTGATCAATGACGGTGAATACCTCATTACATCAGATTTATTCACCGTGTACGACATGAAATTTTACCAAAATGAAATAGGGAGATAGGAGGAAAAAATGGGATCGCCGAGAACATCGCCGAATGTGGATAACTACATGATCGGAAAAGGAGTTTTGCAGATCGCCAAGTGGGATGGCGGAACAATTGGTTCGTTTGTCGATGTTGGGAACTGCCCCAAATTTGAATACGAGATGACAGAAACCACTCTGGAACATTTTTCGTCACGGCAGAGCCTTAAAGAACAGGACCAGGAGACGGTTATTACGTCCGGATATAACGTCAATTTCACCCTGGATGAGATTTCCGTAGAGAATTTGAGAATGTTTATGAAGGGCACGTTGAGTGGAACGCGAATTATTTACGCCAACCAGAACGTCAATCAGTTATATGCCCTGAAATTCATCTCTGACAACCCGGTTGGACCGAATTGTAATTATGAGTTTCATAAGTGCAAATTAACGCCGAGCAGCGCGTTTTCATTGATTTCCGATGAATACACAAGCTTGTCGTTTTCCGGCAAGGGCCTGGCGGATCGGGCATATCATTCGACCTCTCCGTTTATTACGGCGACGTTCGATACCACCACAAGCACGACCACAACCACAACGACGACAACATCCGCTTAATTGTCGCCTAATCACATCACCGGCGCATATCGATAATTCGGTCATGCGCCGGCATTTTCAATCATCAGGGAGGATGATTATCCATGTCACGATTAGCCAAAGAAGTAAAAGTAGCAGGAAAAAATATCACCGTTTTTGAGATGACCGTAAAGGACATCAAAAAACTCTGG